TATACTTTTAGGTCTTTCCCAAAATTTTAAATTTATTTGTTTTTTATTTAAAAAATAATCTGTAACTAAACTCCAACAGTCATGCTTACCCCAAATCCATGTGCGCCCATATAAACCAGATGTATAACCAGACGGCTTAAAATCTACCCAGTTTTTTTGCTCAACACTATAAATATAAAAAGGTAAACCAAGATGCTCACAAGATGCTTTATCCGCTTCAGATGGCAAAGCAGAGCCATAAGGGTGTGAATGAATTATTCCAATTAGTTCTCCTTTATCTTCACAATCTGCCCAATTATCTGGATCAATAACAAAAAATTCATCTGGTGACTCTGAAAGGTTTTCACAAGGCCAATAAGTTTCTTTGCCTTTGATAATAGCCAACAAACCACAAGACTCCTTTGGTGCTTCTTTATCAGCGTGTATGGCAGCTTGCTCTTTCCAGTTCATGCGTTTACAAAAGTACCAACTGAAGGAAAATCTTTTCTAGTTACTTGTAATTTAGGACAACGTATATTATTTAAATCAAGAACACTAGCCAACTCAAATTGTACAATTTCTTTATTTTCTACAACTTTTCTGTCAATAAAATATATCTCCTGTGGTAATTCTGTCGTACTTGATGGTGTACCAAAAGGGTTTTGATTTGAAGGAAAGTTTGCAGCGTCTAAAAATTGTGCCATTGTTCTATGTCTTATAAATTTTGCTCCCTGCAAGTCATTAAATGGTGTTGTAGCGTTTGCTGTTGCCATTAATGCAGTAATAGTACCAAGAATATTTGAGACTGTCAGAGTAGGTCTTGGCAGCGTTCCTTTGCCTGTATATTCAAACCCTTCAGCAATAACTGGAAACTTATCGTATGTGTTACCTTGCCATATTATTGAAGCGTTGCTATTCATACCCACACCAGAATGAAAGCGGCTTACATTTGTTGAACCATGCAACGCAGAAACAAGAGTTATTGAATACAACTCTATTATTGATTTATTAGATAAAGATTGAAGTTCTGCGGTAGGGATTGCCATTTATGGTTCAAATACCTCTTCAAATGTTGTTGTAATTATAGACCTGTTGTTATACGGAATCTGTTTTGACCAAGATTTACAGATAAATTTACCAGCACCAGATAAAGTCACAGAAACATTTCCTGAGTTTGTGGCACTTGCCGCAGCCGTAACAGTGAAAGTATTATCATCAGCCGTTGTAACGACAGCAAAAGAACCATCAACAGCAGAGCCAGATGTGTAGTCAATTGTTACGACATCACCGAGAGCTAAACCATGATTTGAAATTGTTATTGTCACTGTTGTTCCTGACTGTGAATATGTACCTGTTTTTGTAAACCCTTCTGCGGGTGGGGTGAAGTCAAAGCTTGCTTGATCGAAAACCCTTGCTCTAAGAAATGCTTCAAGAATATCTGATTGCTCTTCAGAGACTACAAAAGTAAGATCATATACTTTTGGGTCTTGAGTTAAAGGCAAGCCAAATAAGGCTCTAAACTGGTAGCCATCACCGAGGTTAGTTGTCCTTACCTTTGGTGAACTTGTTTTTCTGAAGCCTGAATATGTTGGCTGAATTGAAGGAAAAGTTGCCATTACCTACTTAATAAACCTCCTGCACGTTTTTCTTTAATAAGTTCTGCACGAATGGCAGCTCCTATTACATTACCTAGTGCCTGTGCATCTTGATTATTACCTGATACAGCAGAACCAGACGCATCAACGGAAACATTAACAATATTAGTTGTACCCCCTCCAAGTTGGTTGTTTGGAATAATATTGCCACCTCTTGAACCCATCTGTAACAATTCTGGGCCTTTCTCACCAACTATAAAAGCACCACCAGCAGAAACAGGACCACCATTTGCTCTAAAAGCAGCAGCACTAGCTCTACCAACAAATTGATTTGATGTGCCTACAGCAGTTCGGCCAAGTATTCCACCGCCTCCACCAAATATGCCGCCTAATGCGCCACCAATAAAGTTTCCTATTCCAGAAACAGCCCTTTGTATTGCAACCTCTACAAGTTTACGTTTTAGATCATTTAATACACTAACAGCCGCTTGAGCTAATGTTTTTGTACCCATAACAGCATCAGTGAGATTAGAAACTATACCTTGCTCTATACCTTGACCAATCTCCAAAAACTTTTCTTTTAGTTGATCCGCTTCGCTTTTTACATTTTCTAAACTTTCTGAAAACTTTGAAGTACCTACAAATAAATTATCAATTGCTGGTTTCGTGTCTGTAATAACAGTTTTTGTTTCTTGTATTACTTGCTTATTATCTCTATTTAGTTTTACTATTTTATTTGTTGCCTCTCCTGTGATTTCAACATTTTTTTGCAATTCTTTTATATCTTTTTGGTCTATTTTAAATTTAAATTTTGAAAGCGGTGATAATCCAAAGATAAATTTAAGTACTGGATTTTTATCAACAAAATCAGTAATTTGCTTGAAAACACTTATGACTGCTTTGATTATTCTTCCAACAACAACACCAACAGTTTTACCAACATTAATTACAGCATTAGAAAACTGAGTAACACCTTCTTTAACTGCAATCCAACTTTGTTCTAACTCAAAAACTATATCTGTTGCATCAACTCCAATACCCTCTGCAATAGCCTTTGCAACTTCATTAACAGCAGCAAAAATAGCTCTTACTGGTGCAAGAACAATCTTAAAAGCAGCACCTAAAGCCTCAACTGTAACAGCAGCAACTTTTAAGGATTCTCTGATTATTATTCCAAGCTCAGAACCTTCACCAGCCAAATTTGTAAAGGCTGTTCCCAATCTTGTAAGTTGACCTTGTATTGTATTTGATGCTGTAAATGCTGCTTTTGCAGCAACATCTTGTGCATTTGCCTGATTTTCTAAGTTTTTATTAAATGAAACTAATTGATCGTTAAGTAAAGGTAATACTGCTGTCCTTGCTTCAACAGATCCAAATAATAATGCAAGCGTTTCTTCACTAGCTCCACCTTTATCAACTATTTCCTGTAATACACCTCCTAGACCTTTTGATTTAAGTGCAGCCGCACTGAAGTCAATTCCAAGTTTTTCTGCTGCTTTAGCTGCTTCTCCTGTTGGTTTTTGTATTGATGCTATCACTTGCCTTAAGCCAGCAAAGGTAGATTCAACAGGAACACCAGTTGCAGTTACAGAGGATATTGCCGCATTTAATTCATCTATTCCAACACCAGCCCCAGCCGCTATAGGTGCAAGACGACCAATCTGCTGTGCATATTGTTCAACAATAATTTTTCCATCATTTTGTGTTTGAACAAATCCATCAACTATTTTTGCGGCCTTATCCGACTCCAAACCATAAGCATTTAAAACAGAGGTTGTTGCATCAGCCACAGTTTGTAAATCAGAGAAGCCACCAGTTGCACCTAATTGAGAGGCTTTTAAAACATCTGTTAATTCTGATACTTCACCAAAACCAGCAGAGGCTACATCATAAGATGCTGATAATAAATCTAATTGTGATACTTGGCCACTAAGCTGATTTGTCAAACTTGCTAGTTTTGGATTTAAGGTGTCAACATCAACTCCAAGAGTTTTTACTTTTGCAGAGGCAAAATCCTGTTCAGCTAATGTACTAAATACTTTTCCAAAGGCTGCAACTAAAGTAATACCAGCAGTTATTGGCCCTAATAAAGTTGCAAGACTAGCAGCCGCCCCCTTAAATGCAAGTGAAGCTCCATTTGCAGCTTTGCCAGCACCAAAAAATCCCTTAGGTAATATTCTCAGCCCATGATTTGCATCTTTTAATTTACTACTTGTACCTCCAACAGTCTGGTTAAATTTTTTAGCCTGTACATCAACATTTTTTAAAGCTGTTATGGCTTGTGTGGCATTTACTCTTAGTTCTACATTTGATACTGCCACGACTAAACAATAACTCCTTTAACTATACTTTGATTTTCTTTTAATAGCATCTGCCTGTTTCTTTTCTCTATCATACTTTAATTCATAGTACCCAGCAAAAAATATCAACTCTTCATCTGTAAGCTGTGTTCTTAATTCGCTTACTGTTTTACCTAATTCTGTTGCAAGGAAAAACTCAAAGTTTAGCCAGTTATCCCCCCTTAAGATTCCTTTGTGTTTTCAATATTTACGTTTTGATTTACACCAAATAAAAATAACTCGATTTCATTTAATACGTTTTCTGGTAATTCATTTTGTAAATTAGCAAAATCGGCTGGATGAAAAGCCTTAGTTCCATCTTCATTTTCTGCTAACTGACAAAGCATATGAGTAGAAACAATTAAAGGGTCATCACTGCCAGCCCTTTGCGTTGCTCTTGCTCTGTCTGCCCTTGTAATAGCTTTAAAATACAAACTAACTACAACATTACCTTCGTTATCTTTAACGTCAAATTTACGCCTTTTACTAAGGTCAAATGCGTTCTTTAAAAGATCAAGAGTTTTCTTTTCTGCCATAATTTAGGGGTTGGTAAATTAATTAATTAGATAGCTGATGTTATTGCACCAGTTGTAATAAATGAAATATTTATTAATTGTGTTTCTCCAAGTGTTGCTCCATACTCAGCACCAGTAATAATTCCAGAAAAACTTATTTTCTTTGCTGAAGTTGCAGAATCAGGAAATAGTTCAAATAATGCGTCACCAGCATCACCTG